GAGACCCCAGTAGGAAGCTGACATAATACCCTCTTGATGGAATTGGTAGACAGCTATGATTTAGGCTCATAGGCGAAATAATAGTAGCATAAGGGTTCGAGTCCCTTAGAGGGTACAAAGTTAAATAATGTAATTTACTTGCAGATATGTAATAAAATACATATCTTTGCAACATCAAACTAAAGAATAGAATGGAAACATTTGGAGATATATTTATAGGTGATTTCAAGGAAGAAGAGGTAAGAGACTTCAATGGAAGTCAGTTCTTCATTAACTTTCTAAATAGGCTTGAAGGATGGAAAACAAAGTGCAAGAACCTTCATTGGGCTGCGCCAAAAAAGAATATTCATGTATATCTTGATGAGTTTTTAGAAGTATTATCAGACTATCAAGATGGTCTTGCAGAAGGATACATGGGGATACTTGGTAAGATGCAACCTAATGCTATTAAAGGTATTCCAAGTGACACTCTTGATGCTTATTCTTTTATAGCAGAAGTTAAAGCTATGACTTTGGCTTTCTATGATAAGATACCTCAAGATGCTATATATAAAGGTATCACTTCTGAATGTGAAACATTTATTCAGAATATAAACAAGTATGACTATTTGTTCCACTTATGTGACATAAAGACATATTAAGGTTATGCCCCTGTGGTGGAATTGGAATACACAAAACACTTAAAATGTTTCGCCCCCTGTGGGATTGCAAGTTCAAATCTTGTCAGGGGCACATCAATAAGCCTCTGTAGCTCAAGTGGTAGAGCACCTGTTTTGTACTCAGATGGTTGAGGGTTCAAGTCCTTTCAGAGGCTCACAACAAGTTACTAAAAGCTGTATTACATTCAGTGAGAGAGTAACACTTCTTGCTCTTAATGTAACCCCAGAGGGTAGCTGTCCCCTCATTAAATATTGCAAGCTGTATAACTGGGAGAGATGAAGAAGGGTCCAAGTTAAGGTTAACCTTGGAAAGCTGAAGTACCAATGACACAAATCTTCAGCAAATGCAAGTATGGTGTAGTGGTTTACATGTCTGCCTTCCAAGCAGAAGACCCTGGGTTCAAATCCCAGTACTTGCTCAACTATGCGGGAAGAAGAAGTCTTCAAGATAGTCTCATAAGCTATCCTTCGTAGGAGCATTACCTACTCCCGCAACTATTAAATGGGAAGATTTATGGAGAATGAAGAAGCTAAATCAATACAGTGTATTTATGGTACAACTGTAAGAAATGTAGTAAGTCAAGCAAATGAATTAAATCTTAAAAAAGAAGATATTGTAGATATATTTATCTTTAGAGAGTTAGTTTATTTAATTTATTACAAATAAAAATAGCATTATGGAAGAGCAGAAGGTTATAGAAGAGAAGATTAAAAAAGAACCTATTATTAATG